CGACTATCACCGCCACTCAGCGGTTTCAAAGAGTCACCTCGATCAAGTCGCCAAGAGCCCACTGCATTACTGGGCGCGGTACTTGGACCCCAACCGCGTCGCACCAGAGCCCACGCCAGCTATGGCCATCGGCTCTGCCGTACACACGCACGTCTTAGAACTGGACCAATGGGACGCGCGTTATGTGACCGCGCCTGAAGGCATCAACCGCCGCACCAACGCAGGCAAGGCCGAATGGCAAGCATTTGAGACGGCTGCCACCGGTCGTACGGTTTTAAGCCGTACAGACGCCGAATTGGTGATGCGCATGGGTCACTCGGTTTTCAGGCATCCGGCTGCAGCGATGCTGCTGGCTATGCCGGGCAAGGCCGAGACAACGCACATGTGGATTGATGAGGCGACCGGGTTGCAATGCAAATGCCGCCCCGATTGGCTGACCGATGATGGCAGCCTGATCGTTGATTTGAAAACCACCGAAGACGCCAGCCCTTCGGGGTTCCGCAAGTCGATTGCCAATTTTCGGTATTTCGTGCAGGCGAGCTGGTACCTAGACGGGGTTGAGCGCTCCACCGGCAAGCGACCTGAACAGTTCATCTTTCTCTGCGTGGAAAAGCGTGCGCCGTACGCCTGCGCCGTGTACGCCGCCGATGTGGAGATGATTGAGGCCGGTGCTGCTGCTGCCGCGCGCGACCTGGAGGTGCTTGCCACCTGCAGGCAGGCAAACGCTTGGCCGGGTTACAGCGATCAAATTGAGCCGATCAGCCTGCCGCCATGGATGCGGCCCAAGGCTGACGGCACGATGCCCACCACCACCGAGATCGAGACCTACTGATGACCGACAGCACAGCACTAACAACCACGCAGCCGGGAGTGTTTTCTGGCATCCAAGCATTCGAAGACGCCCAGCGGATCGCCAAGGCGCTGGCCAGCAGCACGTTGATCCCGCAGCAGTTCCAAGGGCAGGCGGGTTACGCCAACTGCCTAGTGGCGCTCAACATCAGCCGGCGGATGGGCATGGATCCGCTGATGGTGATGCAGAACCTGCACATCATCCACGGCCGGCCGAGCTGGTCCAGCCAGTTCATCATTGGCCTGATCAACGGTTGCGGGCGCTTCAGCCCGTTGCGATATGACATCACCGGCAAAGGTGACACGCTGGCCTGCACGGCTGTGGCCACTGAGCTGAAGACCGGCGAGGAGCTGCGCGGGCCAGAGGTCACGATGGCAATGGCCAAGCGTGAAGGTTGGGCGACCAAAAGCGGCAGCAAGTGGCAGACAATGCCGGACCTGATGATCCGCTACCGGGCCGCGGCCTTTTGGGGGCGTCTCTACATCCCCGAACTGCTGGTCGGCATTCAAACCCAAGAGGAAGTGCTTGACATTGAGCCGGTGACGGTCAGCAGCGAACCGCCCAAAGTGGAGCTGGCTGACCTAAACAAGAAGATCCAGGTCACGCCGGTTGAGGAGGTGCCGACTGATGGCGACGACATCTTCTGAGTTCTTGACCGATCTTGAGCTGGCTGATCGCTGGCACATGCACCGCCAAACCTTGATCAGTTGGCGATCGGCTGGCACCGGCCCAGCATTTGTGCGCATCGGTCGGCGCGTGCTCTATCCCCTGGCCGAGGTGGAGCAATACGAAAAGGCCAACACCATCACACACGACCAACCATGACTTTCAAAAGCAAAGGCGCCATCTTCAAGAACACGCCAGAGAAACTGCAGCAGCGGCTTGGAGATCGCTATGACGCCGGAAAGAAGTATCCCGATGTCGATGGCGTGTTTGGCATCAAAGAGGAAGACCGAATGGCATTTGCCAGTTACATCATGAACGCAGCGCCCAATGACAAGGGCGAGATTCCGGTGCGAATCACGGGCTACAACAACACCAGCCAGAGCGGCGTCAAGTATCTGGGCCTATCGATCGAGCCGGACTACAAGACCCAAAAGGTGATTGACGACAAGCTGGCAGCAGCTGGCGCCGCTCAGAGCTTGGCCAAGGCAACCGACGGGGAAGTGGTCGCCATGAACGAGGAAGACCTGTTCTAGGTCACATCAGTTCAAGCTCTAGGCGGGCGATCTCATTGACCGCTGCTTGGAGCAGTTCCTGTTGGTAGCAGGTCTGGCGCAGGAGAAGTGCTGCAAGTTTGCCGGCGTCGCCGGTAGCCTGCAGCGCTCGGCACTGGGCTTCCAGTTGAAAGGCTTTCTCGGGCGGGATTTCCACCGCCATCCATTGACCAAAGTTCACTTGTTCGGGGCAGGTTGCCCCATGTTGCCCATGAACTGCCCCAAGTGCAGCCACAGCCGCCACCGAGCGGCGGTGACGAACAGCCACCCGGACGACCAGATTGTGCGCAAGCGGGCCTGCGAGGCGTGCGGGCACGCGTGGTTCACGGTTGAGGTGATGGTGCCGAATTATGCGGTGGGCTGGAGTGCTGCGCATAAGAGGAAGCCGGTGCTGCGTGTGCCGATGGAGCTGACGGCTGGGAGCACGCGGGTGCGGGTGAAGCATCAGGAGGCAAAAGACCGGCTGGCATTGCTGCGCGAAGCAAACGAGAGGCGGTCGCGGGAAGCCGATCGCAGCCACATGAACAAATGTCACACGGGGGATGATGCACTGCCCGCGGTGCAGCATACTTAGGTCACCGGAGGCGAACGGCCCTCCATTCGGCAGCCCAGAGGCTGCGCTGAACATGCAGGAGCAGATCATTACTCTGATCGCTCAGTTCAACGCTGAGGCCACGGAAATCGCTCAGGAGCTGCGCGGCTTCCTGCCCCACAGCGATCCCGGCCGCTATCTGGAGCTGAGCCGTCGCCACGGCGAGCTGCAGCGTTGGATCGTCACCTGCGGGGCTCACCTCTGAGCCCTCCGGGGCTTCCCACCACCACCCACCCACCATGATCAACAACCCTTGGATTAACCGCATCACCGTTTTGGTGGTGATGTTCGCCATCTACGCCGCTGGTTATGCCGGTGGCCGTGACCAAGCCACGCTGGCGCATCAGCAGCATCCTGCTTGCCATACCAACCTGAAGCCATGAGCACCACCAGAATGCGCCGCTTCTACTTCCAGATCCGCTCGGCCAACGTGATCGAATGCATCTGGGCGCACAGCCTGACAGAAGCCAAAGCCAAAGCCGCCATCACTTGGATGCCTTGGTGGCAAGAGCTGGAATGGCTCAACCCTGAAACCGTTACCGATCCATCTATTTATGTCTGACACGAGCACCGGCTCCATGCTGCCATTTCAATGGGACGAGCCAATCACTGGCCGCTTTGGCGATGGCATCAGCCGGCCGCGGCCCAAGGCGCGCGTGCGCGAGTATCGCGTGATCGTTTACCCAACAGGAGCCCGGCCAATGACTTGGATCACCCGCGCTGAAACCAAACGCCACGCCATTCGCTACGCCGAAAACCGCTGGCCCGGCGCTGTGGTGGAGATCGCCTGATGGATCACATCCGCGCCAAACTGGAAGCCCTGATCAGCGACTCCGGCATGTTCAACGCCGGCCAGCAGGAGGAACGCTTGCGGCTGGTGACGTTGCTTCGCGCTCGCCTTGATCAGTTGGCCAACCTGCCATGTCACCCGCACATCTCAGCACGCCGCGAGGAGCTGCTGAACATTCTTCAATGCTTGACTCATCCATGAATCGCGTTCAACTTGACCAGCAGCGCGCCGACATGCTCGACGCGCTTTACGTTGCCAGCGGCCGCACTAACGGGCTCTACACCGGCCTTTGGGAGGAGTTCTGCCGCGACATTGCGGCCAGCTTCCGCGACACCGCCTACGCCGAGCTGCACGCCGCTTGCGTGATGGCCATCGGTGACGCGGAAAGCCACCTAGCAGAGAAGCACGCACAGCAGTGCATCGCCGTCTGCCGTCGGTTCCTGCTCGGCAGCCGATGGTCCTGAGTGATCGCCGCCCCAAGGGCAAGGGCCGAAATTTCACGGTCAACATCAGGATGAGCCGTGAGGAGATCGAGCAAGCGCGTGAACTTGGAAGTGGCAACGTGTCCATGGGCTTTCGATGGGCATTGCGCTATGCCAGCGACCGCAAAATGAAACCCGTGACACTCACCACACTGCTCCGATCGGCAGCAGTGCTAGCCAGCGAACTCGAAGCTAAAAAGCGATGACCGACAACATCAACCACCCACCGCACTACCGCCAAGGCAAGCTCGAATGCATTGACGCAATCGAGGCCGCACTGACGCCGGAAGAATTTGCCGGCTACTGCAAAGGCAATGTGCTCAAGTATGTCTGGCGCGAACGGCACAAGGTCGGCGGTGATTCATTGGCAAAGGCGGAGTGGTATCTGCGTCGTTTACTCGCCAAACTGGACTGATGGACACCCTTCCTAACATTTCACTACTTGAGCGCCTAGCTATCTGGGTGCTATGCCGCAGCCCGCGGGTAAGCCTGCTGGTGGTGAAGGATAAGTTCTGGCCGGACGTGTTCTTTGCCGCAGACATCACCGACCCGGCGGCTGCATTCGTTGCCGACGGCATGAACGAACCTGATCCACCGAGCATGGTGCTAGAGCGGTTGTATCACATGCCGTCACACGGCGAACGCGAATGATTTCGCTGCACGCTGGCCGTCTGCTGTTGAGCTGTGAACGGGCGAGCCAGACGTGGCACGCGCACATTATTCTCGGCCCCAAGCCCGAGCATCAACTGGTGGCTGAT